AATGTAGAAATTACAGTGAATAGTTTTTTCGACGACTCTAAAGTAACATCACTCTTAAAGTAGTGCATGTTGTCTCTGTTTTTGTTTGACATAGATTTTCTGTTTACGTTTCGCTTTTTCTATGTGATAAGGTTTAGCCATATCTGTGTAGAGAATTCCTTGTAGATGATCAAATTCATGAAGAAATACTCTAGCAGTCATACCATCAAATTTTATAGTATCTGTATGATTTTTATAGTTTGTATATCGAACACGGATTGCGCTATTTCGTTTCATCCTAAGAAATAGACCAGGAAATGTTAGGCAGCCTTCATCATAGTATACTTCTGTTCCTATTTCTTCAATGATTTTTGGATTAAACACTGATATGATGGAAGAAGGATCTGATGGATTTCCCATAATAAAAACATTCAAAGGAATGCCACATTGCGGAGCAGCTAATCCTATACCACGTTCTTTACACATAAGATCACACATACTTTCGAATAATGCCTTTGGATCATATATTCCGACCACACCAAAATCAAAGTTTTCAGCTTTTTGGCGAAGGATAGGATGATCAGCTCTCACTAAAGATAATTTCATGATTCCATCCTTGTCCATTCTTTACCACAAACTAAACATTGCATTCCTATTCTAGAACAATTTTCATTAACAACATTTCCGTGTTTATCATAAACTTCAGTTTGATTCATCGGAGTAAATTTCTTACCTTTAACTATTCTACAATCAGCGCGATCACATTCCACAATAGGCGGATTGGATCCATATTCAGATAAAAATTCTTTTGTCATATAATCTCCAAATTTCCAGAAATAGATATTCTGTATTCATCACTCGTATAAAACGGATACACAGCATGTTGCATTCTTGCATCAAAAATAATCATAGTGTCCTGACGCGATTTATCTACAATTATCGAATGCTGATTAACACCAGACCTTGCAAGATGATCGGGATAATTAAAAATGAAATTTCCTGCAACAATTGTGTTTCCGACATCAGCAAGCTCTTTTTCTTTTTCTATATCGTATGGTATCTTATGCCATATTACGAAAGAAATATCTCCACCGTGATGATGAAGTGGATTAATTTCATACTTCTTTTGAAAATTGACCCACAAATCTTTGATCGGATAGCCATATTCTTCGCTTATTTTTTTACTAATCGACAGCCTATGTTCTTTCTGTGCGTTCGGATGATCCCAATAATCCCAATATCTAGGAGCCACGACTTTTAAAAATTGATCCAAATAATCCACGCTTTCCGTCAAAATATATTCATGACGAATGGATCCTGCCAAATGCGGATTATAACTAATACAATCTCTAAAATCCGTTGCCAACATTCTCTGAACTTCAACTTCTATACATTGTGTAACACTAGGAGGAACTGGACACGAAGCATATCCAAGTTTGTATATTTCGTTAAAAGATACAGATATATTTTCTGATTCACTCATAACGATATCCTAGAAAAGTTTTTATGTTTTTCAAATTTGATCGTGCTTCTAAATTTATCCTGCAAAATATCTCCTTTATGAGATATCACAAATACATTCGCATCTTCCAAACTATGAATCAACTTTAGAAATTCTTCACATCCGTTTGCATCTAATGATGCGTCAAAGACTTCATCTAAAATGAGAAGATTTGTATTTGCACTATTTTTCATCCTAGCGATAGTTCTCCATGTGAAGAGTAAGGCTAGGTCGATTCTCATTTTTTCACCTTCACTGAATGAATCGTAAGTGAAGTCGTCTCTGTGACGAGAAAGAATAGTTTCCTCAAAAGATTCGTTCAATTGAAACTTAACAAAGAAATCCATTGAAGCAAGATATTTGTTAATCAAAGAATTCATAATCGGTATATATTGCTTGATGATTCGTGACTTAATTCCGCCATCCCTCAGTATGATACCAGCTAATTCATATAATTCTTTTTTATGCAGAAGCTGTTCTTTTATTAATCGTAACTCACTGAGTCTGTTTTCGATTTGATGTATTTCAATATCTGTTTCTGTTTCTTTATCAGTTGTGGTATCTGAGATTTGCTTTTGCAGAATACTAATTTCACGTTGATCCGTGAGCACAGAAGCCGACAAAGCATTTGTAATCCTATACTGTTTATCTTTGATGTCTCTATTAATTTTAGATATTTCCTGATACCTATTCTGAGTTTCACTGAGTTCTTTTCCAAGAACAATAAGCGCGTCGCTAATCTTATCCAATGCCGATTGTCTTTCCTCGATTTTCCGCGACTTGATAAGTGCGTCAATGGTTTGCGTGCAGGTAGGACAATTATCGTGTTCTTCATAGAATTTTATAGTCTTTTTGGCTTTAGTTTTTGTAGATTCTAAATCATTCTCTAATGATTCGATCTTAGATATTCTATTGATGACTTTAGATTCATCTTCGATATCAATCAATAAGTTGTCTATATCACTTTGAACTACAGCTATTTCTTCGTTCGCTCTGTTAATATTAAATTGCAATTCTGATATTCTTTGATTAGAAATAATAACGAGTTCATTTTTCTTTTCGCTATTCTTTTTCTTTTGCTTTTCGTGTAGTTCCAATATATCTACAGAATTTTGAATTTCGTTCTTATTCGTTAAAATATCATCTTTGTTGCTAGATACTCTATCTTTCAATAAAACAGACATTGTCGAAAAGATTCTAATATCTAAAAGGTCTTCAATTACTTCTCTGCGAATACCTGCTGGAAGTTGCATGAATGGAACGAAAGACGACGATCCTAGAATTACAATCTGAGTGAACGATTTCATGTTCATTCTCAGAATATTTTTCTCTAGATATTCCTGATAGTCTCTACTAGCGGCATCCTGATCTAATAAAACATCATTCTGATATATTTCAAAAATCGTAGGTTTTATTCCACGAATAATTTTATATTTCTTATTGTATATTTCGAATTCTATTTCAACAACAACATCGCGACCATTTATAGAATTGATTAGCTGATCTTTTTTGATCTTGCGAAATGGCTTACCATAAAGAACGAAACAAAGAGCGTCTAGAACTGACGACTTACCTGCACCATTTTCGCCAACGACTAGAGTATTTGTGTTTCTATCTAATAAAATTTCCGTAAAAGAACTTCCGGTAGACAGTAAATTTTTCCATCTAACAGATTTAAATTTCAACATTGATCTAGTTCAGAAGACAAAGATTCATTATATAACGAATGCATTAATTTGTCAAGGTCTTTTTTATCAACATTTGTTTCTAAGTTTCCTACATATTTGGACAAAATTGTCAAAGTGTCTTCGGCTTCATTGGCTAAATCGGTTGTGTCTATATCATTCATATTTCTATGATCATCAACAATTGTAACATCGGATGGTGCTGCTTCGTAAATTTTATTTACAAACAAATCAAACCAATACGGATTAGTCTTATTCTGAACAATAACTTTAACATATGAAGATTTTACATAGTCGAAATCTTGAATAAGAAGTTTATCCAGTGTTTGTTCAGTATCATCATACCATACCTTATAAAACATCTTATTTGTATTTTCAATAAATTCGAGTTCTCTAGTTTCTGTATCCCATATATGAAATCCGCGAGGATCACCGTGATCAGACCAAGTTATCTCATAAGGTGTTCCTACATATCGTATGTTTCCGCTTTCCGATTTTCTATGAAAGTGTCCAGAGAATACAGTATCAAATTTATCAAATTTAGAAACATCAAATCCATCATGAGAAGGCATTCCCCTATACATCTCAAAACCTTTTATTTCTAAATGCCCAAATAAAATTTGAGCCTTAGTCGTTTTCATAATTCCCATACATTCTTCATAGTTCGAACTATTGATCCACGGTATCATCAGCAATTTACATCCATCGATTTCTATTTCTCTGGGGTCTGAATATGCATGCAGAAAATTATTATCGGAAAATAATTCATTCATTGAATTTATAGAATTAGTATTTCTAAACGGAACATCGTGATTCCCGATAAGAACGTGTAGATTAATATTATTGTCTCTATGTTTATCAACGAACGATTTAAGTTTGTTTAGAGTTATATAATTGATAAACTTTCTACGATCAACAATATCGCCAAGCTGAATAACTTGACTAATTCCGCGTTTCTCTAGTTCTGGAAAATAAATTTCCTCGAAAAATTTATCGAAATAAGAAAGAAATTCTTGACTATCATTCCTTGCACCAAAATGTAAATCACCCAATATAGCTATTTTCATGCAGCAACTTTTGTTTTAATTTTCTTCTTGCTGATTATCTTTTTTTCGAAATCAGCCATAAAGGTATTCATTTGTTCTTGTGACCATTCCCCATATTGTATCTGATCATTATATTGACGTCCATGATCGTGGTCCTGAAGTTGTGAAGTTTCATGAGTTATGTTTGCGCGACCTATTGCAGCATATTTCGTATATAGATATTTTTTCTCTTTTTGAATCCTACGAATAAACGCAAAGAATATTATCTGCGTGAAATATGAAAATGGATTTTTAGATTTATTTGGATCAAAATTATTGATATACTGTAAACAATTTTCAATTCCATCAGATATCATTTCTTCTCTAAAGGTATAATTAGAAAAATTAGGCTTATATGCTAAATGAGTGGATATCTTCATAATCGATTCTCCGATATAATTAGATATCAGAGGTGGTGGTATATTTTTTTCTAGACTTTCACTCACTAAATTTTTATATTCAACCATTGCCAAATATAGTTTAGCATTATCTACATAGTGTGGTTTTGTTTTTGTAGTAGCCATAATGTATTATTCCTAGTTAATCCAATCATTTGAAGTATTGGCAGCCCAGAGTTTACGCAATTCTGGACTTTCATGCAATTTTTCGTATAGATCTTTTATCTTTGTTACTATATTTTCTTTTGATAATCTTATTTGCAACTCATAATGTGCCTTTAATTTTTCTGGAGCAGGAAGAATTGTAATCAGATTAAACTTATAAATTTGAAATATAGAATTCATCAGTTCTTCAGAAGGAACCCATGGAATCATTCCCGTGATTATAGATTCATTTGTCGAATTTTTTGTATACACAAATTTCAATGGATATGTAACATAATAATATTCCTCATCTTCTTCTAATACTGTAGAAACTACATCTTCTCCGTTGCTCATTTTAATGTAACAAATATCACTCATTCTAATCCTTTAATTTAATTGTGTATATCTGATAAGGAAAGGATTCTTCATTATACATTCTAACTCTTTCTATCAGATGATTTAATGTAAAATTCTTCTTATTTTTTAAAGAAATATCATCTGCAATATCGAACAATTTGCAAGAAACTTTTGTATCACTAACTCTAAGTCCACGACCAATCGACTGTAGAGTTCTGATTCTACTCTTTGTCGGACTTGCGAATATAATATTATGAAGATTCCTAATATTTATTCCTGTAGAAAATGTACCGAACGAAGCTACAATTATGCTATCACTCGAACCTTCTACCAAACTACGAATATTTTCTCTTTCATTTCCATCAACATCTCCACTAACGAAATGACAGGAATATGATGAATCGTTTTTCTCGAGTATCATGTCATATAATATCTGACCATGCTTTTCAACAAACGTATATAGTAATAGAGTATTTCCTTTCAGAGACAGAGCAAGATTTGTTATAAACTTATTTCTAGCATGATTCGAAATAATATATTCGAGTTCTTCCGGATATGTTCTATCTGATGCATTTTGTTTCGGATGTTTTAGAACAATAATTTTTATATCGATAGATGCAAGTTTTCCAGAATCAATAAGTTCGCTTGTTTGAATTATTCTTTCTACTTTTCCAAATAAACCAAGCAATACTAATTCATGGACCTGAGCGCCATCCAATGTTCCTGTCATGCCAAATCTATACTGTGTATTGATCATCTTACCCATAATACTTGTAAGACTTTTCGCTTTAAATAAATGAGCTTCATCACCAATAACAACTTCAAAATCTGAAAAGAATTCTTGTGGCATATTATACATGGACTGCCATGTAGAAATTGTGATTTGCCCAGTCGTTTCTTTTTCTACTCCACCAACCACTTGATGTATAGAATCTTCATAACCATATGAAATAAAATCTTTTGCTAATTGGGCAACAAGAGATATTGTCGGAACTACAATTAGAGTCTTTACATTATACCATCTAACTATCATATATGCTATTAGAGATTTTCCACTAGCTGTCGGAGAAATCAAAACCGACCTTTTATTTCTTACTGCTAAAGTGAATGCTCTAATTTGATGTTCGTGAGGAACGACAGGCAATTTCAGAGACTTTATGAATTCATTTGCTTCTGTTAAAGATATCTCATCATTACATTGCAGATCTTCATGTGCTTCATAACTATATGAACGTTCATTTGCAAATTCTTCAATAGCTGAATGTAAGCCAGTAAATGCTGTGCAGTTGCGACTATCTACTAAGCGCATTTTGCCATCCCACTGACGA